GTCCATCTGATGTAAGAATTAAGGCTTTATAATCATTTCCATAAAATGCCCGTATAGCCTTATCATCTTCAATATCTCCAATATGTTCTCCATACATGCTCCTGGTTGGCTGAAAGACAATTTTCATATCTTCATCGTAATCATCCAACATTCTTTTTAATTCACCAACTGTCATATTACTTGTCCTCCTTGTTTTCTACTGTATTGGGATTTTTCAAAGTCAAATAAGATTCTTTTAACATGACGATTGCCGGATTGCCGTTAAAACTAAGTGCCCACGCAAGATCTCTCGCATATGCCTTTGAAAAAGTCATAGCCTCTTTCCCATCTTCCCACTTAGCAACCTTGACTTCGTTCAATATACTTGTTACATATTTGATTTCCGTTCTCTCTTCATACGGAAATAAAATTCCAATTACATATTCTTCTGCTTTCCGTGCCATAACTATTCCTCCTCGCTTTTCTTCAAATTCAAACTTCTTTCATCGACAATACAATAACAGCCAAACGAATCTTCGACCATATCATTGTCAATTCCAAGCGATCTAAGTATTTCCCAAAATGTTCGTTCATCATAATCATTTCTGTAGATTTCAAGATATTTTTGTCCTCGATCGACATAGTTTTCTTCCGTTCTACTTCTAAAATAATCTAAGGCAGCCTGTAAATTGTCTGCTTTCCATTTTGTGCCATTCCAATATGTGAAATAAGTTCCAGAACGCCACTGTTTATCTTCTGGTTGCGTTGGATCATATCCGGATGCAACTACATACTGTGTGTCACTTTCACTTTGTAATAATGCATAATCGTCTTTCCGTAAAAGCTCTATCCATTTCATTTACCTTCACACCTACTTTCTGAATCGTTCCATGTTTAATCCAAGTTCTTTGTTTAAACGCTGCGCTAATGCTCCATTGATTTCCTTTCCGTGATTAGGGAATGAGCAATGGATTGTGATTGTCTTATCCCATATTTCATGCCCTCCGTTGCTCCGTTGAAGTCGGAAATTATTTGCCTTTAATGCAGCTCTAAATTCTCTTGTTGGTACTCCTGGTACTTTTGCCATGTGTATCACTTCCTTCCTATTTATATATACTGTGTGTTTTAATAGACCGTATAGCCGTTATCGCAGCTTATGTATGTATATTCGCTTTTAGATTGCTTTTACCTTTGTGTTTCGCTTTACTGTCTTTTTCTTAGCTGTCAATGGAGATTCCATTTCGTAGCGAACAATTTCAGACAGATAATCAAAAATCTGTGCCTGTGTTTTATCCATGATATTATTGACGAAAAATTCCGTTCCGTTGCAATGTTCGATCAATGCCTGTTCCATCTCATCTACTCTTCCTTCACAGTATGCATATAATCTTCTTAATGCACGGATGATTTTTGCGGTATATGCTTTTCCATTGTATGAATCTGCATAACCATTCCAACCAAGGTTTCCAAGTAAACCAAGCATTGAATCGAGAAGTTCTGGCTTTGTCTTTGTGAATCCAATTCCATCGGAAATTGATGTTAATGTGCCAACTGTATTTTCTGTTTCATCATCTCCCTTGACTGCCACATTATGTTTGTGGCAAATATCACGTAAGGCAATATATTCTGGTTTCCCTGCTGCAAGTGCGGCATGGTAAATATCCATCGGTTGCATTTTTGCTCTGTCTGTTGACTGACTCAGGAACAATTCGATTGCCTCCTCAAGACTACATTCCATTACTTCTACAACCACATCTTCCTTGTTTGCCTTAAATGCTCCGTATATTCTGTGCTGTCCATCAATACAAAGAAGTAATCCATTGCAAAGTAATACCTTTGGTTCATCCCACTTGTATGAATTGTAATTGTTACCGATTTCATAGGCTCTTGATAACTTGATCCGTCTCTGCCAATCTGGAATATGAATGTATTTAGGATCGACAACCATAAGAAGTTTGTCGCCAACCCTTGAATTATTCCGTGCTGCCTTTACCATATTTGCAATCAGCATCTTTTCTGTTTTGCCTATAAATCCATCTGCCTTCCGTGCTTCCTGCATTTCCTTTTCTGCATCTTTTGCCTTCAAATAAACTCTTTTACACATAATATTTACCTCATTCTTTCTAAAATTTTGCATGAAAAAAGCGACTACTTATTTGCAGTCGCTTTTACCTTCTTCTGTTCTGTTTTTGTCTGTCTGCCTTTACATGGCATTGTCCGTGTAGTTTCTCCGCATTCCTTGAAATAGATACAAGAAATACACGGATGTTTCACATTTGCTTTCCGCTTTGTCATGGCATCATCTCCATCATAAAATCACTCAATATCTCTTGCATCTGTCCAACAGTAAACGCATTTTCTTCTTGAATCTGCGGATAGTTGAGATAGTCCATATCTTCGCAACACAATTTGCACAGTTCAATCATTGTCCGTGTTGGTTTGCCTTTACGCAAAGAATAATCATACTCTGATTTATATTCGTATGCGTTTGTCGCAATTTCTTTTTCTGTATACACTTGACAATTCAGACTATTAAAATAATCAGCAATATCATAAAAATCTTGGTATTCCATTTGCATTTCTCCCTAGTTCCATTCCTGTGTTGTCTGTTTGTCTTTGTATGCATCTTCGATGTCTTTGATCGTGATAATTGGCATAGTAATAACCTCCCTTCCTATAACAGTGATGGTGCAAGCATAATTGTTATAATTATTGCTGCACATACTAATGCTTCGCCTAATTTCCGTAAATCCACAACTAATATAGGCGTTCCGTTTTTTAGTCGCCGTGTACATACCGTGTGTTTCATATATTAAGATACCTTCTTCCATCCTAAAAATTTTGTTTTCACTTTTCCGTGAACTTCTCTTGCAAACTCTTCTGCACCGATTCTATCTTCGTAAAATCGCTTCATAGCATCGACGTTATTAATCGCATAATGTACAGAATAGTATGTTACTGCTCTTTCTATATTCCTTAACATTTTGACATTCCTCCTTTATTTTGCCTTCTCAAAGTTGACAGACCGCATCCGTAGTTGTGCCTATTGTCGCCGAATAAGCTATCCAGATACAGTCTGTATAGTTACGTTTTGCCTTTACTTGTCGGCTTCGATTACTGTAAAGCCTGCGGATTCTGTTTTACGTACTTCCTCCTTAGACATTACCTGTGATCCGATGTAGTTTCCGTTTAATGTAATGATGTATGACATATTCAACAACTTCCTTTCTTTATTCTCCTGTTTGGATTATTTTGATTTCAAAAAAATAAGAGCAGACATTTTTCTACTCTTCATTTGCGTTTTCGCTTATGTATTCCCATGCTTCAGATTCTGTGGGAAATCTAATGTGACATTCTGGAATATACCAGTCTCCATATTTTTGATATGGCATAATGTGCCTCCTTTCTATAAATCACGCAGATAGTTATTGTGTCTCCGTTCTGCATCGTACAAATTTGTATCAAATGCTGTGCGGATTGTTTCACCATTTCGGTTGACTGTTTCCGTTACATATCCGTTATTGCATGGATAAGTTGATACAAGATGATTGTGTTTTACTGTGCGTTTTGGCATTGTGTTTACCTCCTTTTTTTTGAATTTTGGGTATAAAAATAGCACCCTATCGGATGATGGGTGCTTGTAAGCGTAGTTATAGTGTTATTTTAGGCATAGTAACACAATTACATTTGCTTTAATTTCGCTCGAAGTTCGGCTATTTGTGCTTCGATTTTTGCCTTCTCTGCTTGTTCATCATCAACATAAGACATAATATCTCCTGGTTGACAATTTAACTCTTTACATATTTTATCTATAATTGACATTGCCACATATTTATTTTTGCTAAAATTAGCCATAGTTGACGGACTAGCCCCAATACTATGTTGCAGATCAATTTTTTTTATACCTTTGGATTCTAATAAAGAATCTAATTTATAATATACAATCATTTTATACCTCCTTTGCAATCACCTCCAATATATCATAGTTATATATATTTTGTCAATTAAGCACCCATTAAGAAATCAATAGCTTCTTCTATACCTCCCATCAAATAAAATCCAGTTGTATCTTCTTCCATCTCATAAAGGTTATTAGCATAAAGAAAAGGCTTTACAACTCTGGATTTATGCCGGATATATGCGTCTTTGTGTGAAAACGACAATAAAATATTTCTTACCTGCTTTTTTGTTAAATTATCAGCATGATTCATAGCATTGCCCTCCTAAATTTAATTATAATTATAGTATGTTTGTACACACTATGAACGACACAAACTATATAATTTATGCCGTTCTACTATGTACAATATATATATTACTTCATTACTACATCACAGAATACAGCCATGAAAAGCTTATTAAACTGATTCTTTTTAATAGCGGTTGTGAAGGTGCTATCTTCTACAATCTTTTTAGATGTAGCGTATTTTGCACCGAATTTATCAGACATTGACTCAGCAAACTTGTTGATCTGTCCCTGTGAACATTCCAAGCCAAGATTGCCAAGAAATTCTTTGATAGCGTTGAGAAATTCGCCACGCTTACCTTCGTTGATTTTTTTAGTATATGCGTCATGCATTGTATCCGGGATAAATACATAGGTGTCCTTCATGGCTTTCTGCAATGGTGCTATAATTTCCTTGTGTTCATTCTCAGCCTTGCGGATAGCTTTGTCCACTTCAAGAGTCGAATGCTTTGTAATAGCTTCATCCAAAGACAAGCCATTTTTGATATAGTCTTCCCGTGTCTGAAGGATTGCGTCACGCTGTGCGTTAAGTGGCTTTATCTCTTTTTTGTACCGTAAATCCTCAATAGCAATGTCTGTTGCTGATTTCTTGAATGTTTCAACCTGTGCAAGTGCCTCTGCTGTCATCTTTGAAAAATTGATCTGATTTCTACCCATAATTATACCTCTTTCTCCTATTTTTCGCATAGGTGCGTAAAATTGTATTAGTGAAATCCTCTGCTTTCATCCCGACTTGGAACGGGCAGACTTTTTGTGCAGTCTGGTAGCATTATTTCAGACCTCCTAACCTTCCTGCCCATACCTTGTGGGCGTTCTATCCTTGCGGATAAAATGCTAGTGAATAACCGGATTTCATTTCGGCACTTCCGGCGTAATCCATACCAAATTGGCTTATCTGCAAGCAGATTTCTAGCGTATAGATACAGTCCTATATAAAATATTCTTTTTCGCCATTGTGCTAAAATCACCTCATGCCGTGTATAATGTTAAAAAGCTAGTTGTTATTATCCGAAACCTATTCAGCCGGACAACGGTTAATTAGAATATTATTTTTTCAAAGGTCGGACACCTTCGAGAGTATCGACAGCTTGCGCTGTGGACTTTTCGGATGGTGTCATAACTGCTTGTCGTGGGTGTGATACCCTACTAGACATTGCTGTCCTGTGCAGTTGAAAAAAATTGTGGAAATATTGCGTGAAACATGCTAAAATAAAGATTGCTAGGTGCTAGTATGTATCATGCTATCCACTATGTAGGGGTGTAAGTATGTGCGGTACTTATACCCTTTTTTATAAGGTGTGTTGCTTGTTCCTTACAAGTCATATACTACTACAATTTGTAGTAGTTGTCAACAACTTTTTGAAGTTTTTTATTTCTTCGTTTTGTCGTTGTTTTGTTTGACTATCTGTATATTACTATTATTTCTTGTAGTTGTCAATGATAAATTTCAAAAATACGATATCACCATAAATTATAACTAGCTATAATCTTTTATTATAATTCAACAGAGCATCAAAAGAGAGATTTTTATATCTGTTATATATCAACTATAACACACGGAAAAATATAGAAATACCGTGACTAGGGGGTACTAAAAACTGAAAAACATGAATTGGAAAAGGCGCAGAGCCTATAGCTGATTCATCTATACACCAACTTCAAAATTTTACCATCAAAAATCCCAATCCCCCAACAAAATCAACCAAATCTCCCATTCCACTCTCTCCAACCCCCTTATCGCACCTCATATCGTAAAACACCACGAAAATCAACAAAAAATCCACCCAACAACCATTAAATCTAAACCTAATTTCATCTAAAACCACATCTACAATTCAAAAATCTTCCTTATTTATAAGCACTTTTTACGATAACGATTTTTCACTCTTCCTCTTCAATATAGGGGGCTACCATAAAACTACACACAAAATTATCAAGACAGTAATTGCACTGTCTTATTTTTATGCAAAAAATAAAATCAAACAGAGAATATATAATCAGAAACTATAAATCGCAAAAGAAAGGAATTAAAATTATGAGTAATTTACAATTAATTAAAGCAGAAACATTTAACAATTTACCATGTAATTTCTATAGGAATATGAATGATGACATTCTTCTTACAAGAGAACAAATTGGTCAGGCGTTGGAATACACTGATCCTATGGTTGCTATTGGAAAAATTCATAATAGACACTCAGATCGGCTTGACCAATTCTCATTTACCAATTTGGTAAACGGTCATCAAACATACTATTATACTGAAAAAGGTGTTATGGAAATTTGTAGATGGTCAAAAAGTAAACGTGCAAATGAGTTTATGGATTGGGTATGGGACATCGTAGAAAAGTACAGACATAACGAATTTCCAGATTTACCACAAATAACATCGGCACTTGCTTTAGTAACCAATACACTCACTTCT